CGCTGGGTCTGTTGGCGCTCGTGACAACCGGTCGGCCTGTTCGCGGAGGTGACAACGAGTGATGTGGGTTGCCGCCGGGCTTGCCGTCTTGCTTGTGGCCGTTCTGGTGATCGCGTTCAGGCGGGCGGGCTAGTGCGCTGCTCGCAGACGAACATGCGTGGCGAGCCGTGCAAGGCTCACGCGGTCGAGGGCTCCGATCGGTGCGCCGCGCACCTGCGTCTGTCGCCTCAGTCGAAGCTGACCGAGGAGATCATCGCCCGGCTCGCGACGCTCGTGCGCGCCGGCAACTACATCGCGACTGCCTGCGCGGCTGCGGGAGTGCCGCGGCAGTCGTTCTACGCCTGGCTGCGGCGCGGAGAGTCCACTGCGCCGGGCGACGGGCTGTACCGGAAGCTGAAAACGGAGATCGACCAGGCGCGCGCCGAGGGTGAGGCCGCGCTCGTGACCCGAATCACCCTGGAGGCGCAGCGGAACTGGGCCGCTGCGGCCTGGATGCTGGAGCGCTCGTACCCCGACCGGTGGGCGCGGCCGAGCCAGCGCGAGAAATCGACCTCGGAGAGCGGTGCGGAGCCGGATGTTGAGCAGACCAGCGACCCGTTCGCGGAGGTAGATGAGCTTGCCCGGGCCCGAATCAAGCGCCGACCCACCTGAGCTCCAGGCGTTCGCGCGTTTCTGCTCGAACCTGTCCCTGACCCAGGGCTCGGCGTTCGAGCTGGAGCCGTTCCAGCGGCTGATCCTGCGCGACTACTTCTCCGGCGTCCGCGAGACGCTGATCCTGCTGTCGAAGAAGAACGGCAAGACGACCCTGCTCGGCGCGCTCGCCCTGTTCCACCTGACGACCACGCCCGATGCCGAGTGCGTGATCGGCGCGAGCTCGCGCGACCAGGCTTCGATCCTGTACGACCAGGCCCGCGGCTTCGTGCGCCGATCGGAGGGGCTCCAGAAGCGAGTCGTTCCGAAGGCCGGGTACCGCGAGATTCGTTCCCTCAGGGACATGGGCCGCATCCGCGTCCTCGCCGCGGACTCGGACACGGCGGACGGGGTCATCCCGACGCTCGCGCTCGTCGACGAGCTGGGCCGTCACAAGAAGCCCGACCTGTACGGCGTCTTCCGCGACGGCCTCGGGCCGCGGGACGGACAGCTCGTCGGCATCTCGGCCGCCGGCGATTTCGAGACCTCCCCTCTCGGTGTCATCCGTGCCGCGGCCCACCGCCTCCCAGCGACGCGCGAGGGCAAGTACCTGTACGCGCGCGCCGACGACCAGACCTTCGCGCTGCACGAGTGGGCGCTCGATCCCGACGACGACCTGGAGAACCTGGAGCTCGTCAAGCAGGTGAACCCGGCGTCGTGGCAGACGCTCGAGAAGCTCGGCCAGCGCAAGAACTCTCCGTCGATGCTGCCGTGGCAGTGGGCCCGCTTCGCCTGCGGAATCTGGACGGCGGCCGAGGCGACCTGGATCGACCCTGCGGAGTGGTACGGCCAGGAGCGCGACGAGGCGTTCTCGCCCGGCGACAAGATCGCGATCGGGTTCGACGGCTCGCGCTTCGGAGACGCGACGGCAATCGTCGGCTGTCGCCTCGAGGACGGGCTACTGCAGCTGCTCGGTTGCTGGGAAGCGCCGCCCGGGGCGAAGGACTGGGAGGTCCCGGCGAACGAGGTCGACCTCGTCATGTCCGAGGTGATGGAGGACTACAAGGTCGTGCGCGGGTACTTCGACCCGCCGCTCTGGCAGTCGGAGATCGACCAGTGGAGCCGGGAGTTCGGGGAGCAGCTCGTCATGCGCTACCACACCGCTCGGGCGCGCATGATGCTCGCGGTCGAGCGCTTCCGGACAGACCTGGCCGCCGGGAAGCTCGCGCACGCTGGCGACAAGACCCTGACCGAGCATGTCCTCGGTGCCCAGCTGAAGGAGTCGCGCGGCGGCTACTGGGTGACGAAGGGTGACCTCGCGAACGACGCAGCCATCGCCGCCGTTCTCGCGTACGAGGCCCGCTGCGACGCGCTCGCCGCGGGCGTCGAGACCAAGAGGGGGTACGCGTTCCTGTGAGCACCGTCGAACAGACCTCGACCGAGGGCCGGACGCCGATGCAGTGGCTCGAGCTCCTCGAAGACCGGCTCGACTCTCAGGCCGAGCAGGTGCAGACGTACGAGGCGTACTACGCCGGCCATCACCCGCTCCAGTTCGCGACGTACAAGTTCCGGCAGGCGTTCGGGAACCTGTTCCAGGCGTTCGCCGACAACTGGTGCGAGATCGTGATCGACGCCCCGGTCGAGCGCCTGACCGTCGTGGGGTTCCGCACCGGCGACGCGACGGCGACCGACGACGCGGCCTGGGCGATCTGGCAGGAGAACGCGCTCGACGTCGCCTCCGTGATCGCGCACACCGAGGCGGGCAAGTGCGGCCGCTGCTACCTGATGGTCGACCCGACCGGCGACGACGGGCCCCAGATCACGGTCGAGTCCGCCGCCCAGGTGATCGTCGCCTGCGACCCTGCGGACCGGCGCAACCGCCTCGCGGCGCTCAAGAAGTGGACGGGCGACGACGGCGCGCTGTACGCGAACGTGTACCTGCCGGACGGCGTCTACAAGTGGACGGCCGAGGCGCAGCAGTCGTCGTCGACGGAGATCGTGCTGCCGTCCGGGGTCAACTCCGGCGCCGGCGACAACGAGTGGGAGCCCCTCGGGGGAGACGTCCCGTACTCGCTCGGCCGGGTGCCGGTGGTGCCGCTCGAGAACAAGCCGTCCCTGATGAAGGGCGGCCAGTCCGACCTGAACCCGGCGATCCCGGTGCAGAACGCGATCAACAAGCTCTGCACCGACATGCTCGTGGCCTCGGAGTACGGGGCGTTCCCGCAGCGTGTCGTGACCGGGATCGAGGTGCCGCGCGACCCGGAGACCGGGCAGCTCTGGCCCGACGTCCAGTTGCAGGCGGCCATGTCGCGGCACTGGTTCTTCGAGAACCCCGACGCGCGGACGCACGAGTTCTCGTCCGCCGATCTCGGCAACTACGTGAAGGCAATCGACGTGCTGATCCAGCACCTCGCCGCGCAGACGAGGACGCCGCCTCACTACCTGCTCGGGCAGGTCGTGAACGTGTCCGGCGACGCGCTCGCCGCAGCCGAGGCGGGGCTGGTCGCGAAGTGCAAGGCCAAGCAGTTGTTCTTCTCCGATGCGTGGGAGGAGGCGATGGCGCTCGCGTTGAGCGCCAGCGGCGGCGAGGTCAAGGCCGCCGACTGCGAGGCGCTGTGGGCGAACCCGGAGCGCTCGACGCCGACCGAGGAGGCTGCCGCCGCGGTTCAGCGGCAGACGCTCGGCGTCCCGGAGGAGCAGCTCTGGCTCGAGCTCGGCTACACGCCGGCTCAGATCGAGGAGTGGAAGAAGGCGAAGGAGGCGGAGCCACCACCGCCTCCTCCGCCGTCAATCGTGGGGCCGAACGGGCAGCCGTTGACCCCGCAGGACGGAGGACCGGATGGACCAGGAGTCGTCCGAGACCCAGGGCAGCCAGGAGCAGCCTGAAGGTCAGGGCCAGGAGCCCGCTACTGCCGACGTCGAGACCGTCGCCGACCTCTCCGGTCAGGGCCAGGAGCCCGCGGGGAAGTCGAAGACGTTCGACGAGGACTACGTTCGGGGGTTGCGGAAGGAAGCGGCCGACGCTCGCACTCGTGCGCGCGAGGCCGAGGAGCGTCTCCAGGAGATCGCCGACCGCGAGAAGACGGACGCAGAGAAGCTCGCCGCCAAGGCTCAGAAGAACGAGGCCCGGGCGGTCGAGGCTGAGGCCAAGCTCATGCGTTACGAGGTCGCGGGTGAGAAGGAGCTCGACCTGCGAGCCGCCCAGTTCCTGACCGGCACGACGCGCGAGGAGATCGAGTCCTCTGCGGACGTGCTCGGGTCGCTGATCGCCGAACGCAAGGCCGCTGCGACGCCGTCGCTCGACGGCGGTGCTCGCGAGACGGCCAAGAAGCGCGGCACACCCGAGGAGGAGCACAACCAGTTCCTCGAGCGGGTGCTTCGCCGCGAGGCGTAGCGACACAAGGAGAGGCACATGCCGAACGACATTCCGCTCTCTGGGCTGACCAGTGGGCAGTACCTGTTGCCGCCCGAGCAGGGCGACATTCTGGTGAACGGCATCCTCATGGAGTCGGGCGCGATCGCCATCGCCGGCGACAAGCGGGCGACGAGTTCGCGCAAGACGAACTTCCCGATCTGGCTGGGCAAGCCGACAGCCGGGCCGGTGGGCGAGGGTGCTCCGAAGCCAGCGACGGGCGCGTCGTTCTCCCAGGCCACCATCGACGTGAAGAAGTTCGCGACCATCGTCCTGTTCACCGACGAGATGCTGGAGGACGTCCAGTCGGGCGACCTCAACGTGCTCGTCGACTCGGGCGTCCGGGCCGCGATCAACGACGTGTGCGACGCACACGCAATCGGGATGGCGGCTGGCGCGGCCATCACGACCGTCTTCAACAACGCGCTGAAGGACACGACCGCCGCGGTCGAGTACAACCAGGCCAAGGCGGACGGGTTGCAGCTGGCGATCTCGGCTGCGATGGGCGTCCTCGAGAGCAACGGCTACGGCAACCCGGGCGAGATGGGGCTGCTGCTGACGTTCGGGTTCGCGCAGCTGCTGCGCGACGCGCGCTCCTCGATGGACACGACGCTGCCGATCTACGGCCCGGGTGGTCGCGACCCGACATACGGGCTGGAGTCGGAGATCACGACGAACCTGACGCCTGCCGGTGCCGCCCCTGCGGCGACCGACATTCTCGGGTTCGTGGTGCACCGGCCGAACCTGCACGTCCGGGTTCGCAAGGACGTCACGCTCGCGACCTCGAGTGAGGCGACCGTCAACGACGGCACGTCGGACCGGAAGCTGTTCGCGGAGAACCTGACCGCGATCCGGTACGAGACCAGGCTCGGGTTCATGGTTCACGACCTGAACCGCGCCGTCGTCGCGATCAAGAACGCGACCTAAGGAGGTGGCTGATGCCGCCTGAGAAGAAGGCAGACGCCGGGGCCAAGGACGCCCCGGTCGAGACCGAGACTCCTGACGACCTGCTCAACGGGTCGAGTCTCGCCGAGCTGTCGACGTACGCGGAGAACACCGACCTCCCGGCGACCAACCCGCCGGCGGGAGCTCACGTCCTCCAGACGCTCGGGACGCCGTAGCGATGCCCCTCCCTGATCCCGCCCGCGTGTGTGTGCAGGCACCTGCGCGGGCGGGCATCGGGATCGGGCCGCTGCCGAAGCTCCCGCGGACGCCCGACCCGGGCTGGCCCGCGGACTGGTGGCAGCGGAACCTCGACACGATCCGTGACGACCCGGACGCGCCCGACCCGATGCCGATGCCGCCGCGCTACCTCGAACTGCCGGAGGCACCATGACCGTGACCGAACCGCCGACCACGGTGCCGGTCGTCCCGCCGACCAACCAGGACGTCGCCGACCTGCTGCGGGCCCGCACGAAGGACGACAACGGGACCGAGCTCGGGTTCTGGT